CAAATAAATAATTTAAATTTTGCTGAAATAAGCAAATTTGATTATGATGCTTTAGTAAATAAAAATGAATCTTACTTATGGCAATTATATACTCCAATTTCATTACCTTGGGAAATAAGTGGAGATAAAAACCAAGTTCAACAAATAAATCAAAACATTACTTTATTAGCTGAAGATCAAACTAAAACATTTGGGTTATCTTTCTTTATTGAAAAGACAGGTGGTTATTTAAAATTTTATAAGTAATTTGGCTTTATAAAACCTTAATATTATATTTAAAATATAATTAAGGTTATGTTTTGGTTAATTGAGACAGAAAAAGATTTAGAATATTTACAACACAAGCCAATACAAGAGGCATTTGTTGAAATTATTCCATACCATGACCATATCCATCCTGTATTAAATAATGTGTCTTTAGTGTATATTAGGCCGTTTAATGACACTAAAGGTTATATGTTATGTATTAACCATAGTGAAACTGACTCGCTTAATAAAACGGTTATAGGCGATATATTACAAAGTATAGGGCGTGTGTGGGTGCAAGATAAAAAACAAGCATTGTATTATTTTCCAATCAAATGTTTGCATGACCTGTCCCAACTTATTCCTCCGTATATACAAGAACCACCTAAAGTATATAATCATTTTTATTCCAAATATCCAAATTATAAAGAAACCAATAAACTAATACCGGTTACTAAGCATTATGAAAAGTGTGAACATATTTATAAGTACGTTCGTAGTGTTTTACCTAAGGAACTACCAAGTTGGTTTGATTTTTATAACAATAAGGTGGTACTTGCGTTTTTTGGAATAGAGAAAAACGGACTAAAAATAAATAAATATGAATTTGATAAACACTATGAACTCAATCAAGAATTTTATTCTATCCAAGATGATAGAATATACACAAACTACAATTTGGCTACAACAACACGTAGACCAAGTAACTCTTTTAATGGGGTTAATTTCGCAGCAATAAATAAAGACAACGGTGCAAGGAGGAGCTACATATCGAGTCATGGGTACGTTGAGTTCGATATTAGTGCATATCATCCTACCATTGTCAGTCGCCTACTTGCCTATGATTTTGGCGATGTCGATGTCCATCAAGCATTCGCGGACCTTTACCAAACGAGTTATCAAGAAGCAAAAGAAATCACGTTTAAGCAGCTTTATGGAGGCGTATTTAAAGAGTATGAGCACCTTGAATTTTTTCAACAAGTAAAAGAATTCATAACAACAAATTGGGAAACCTTTAATAACACAGGACAAGTCATTGTTCCTATTTCAGGTTATTGCTTTGAAAAGGATAAACTGGAAAATATGAATCCACAAAAACTTTTTAACTATATGTTGCAAAACATAGAAACAGCTATTAATACTAAGATATTAATGGATGTACATAAGTTGTTAAGAGGGAGAAAAACTAAGATTGTACTATATACTTATGACTCATTTTTATTTGAGCTTGGAGAAGATGAAGAAGGTATAGAAATTGAAATAAATGAGATATTTAAGAAATATAAACTAACAACGAAAACTAAAAAAGGTTATGACTATGATTTTACAAGAAAATAAACATATGTATATGGGATACGATTTTGAACCCATAACAATAAAAGACGTGAACAATAAGTTATTTTGTACATTTACAGGATTAGAGGAATTAGACGGGCTAATTGAGGCAATTACAGGGGCTTATTCTATAATGTATAATAAGATGTTTGTACTTTATGTAAAAAGCACAGACGAATATGTTGTTACTTACAACGTGGAACAAGGAAATGTTGATTCAATTCCTGTTAATACTATTTTAGTACATAGAAAGAAAGAAACCAATACACTTTATACGATTAATGCATTGAATGATTTAATTAAAAAATTAAATGGTGGTGTAGTTGATCAGTCATTTCGTGTAAATTGGCAACATTATAAAAATTGTATTTTGTTAACTAACCATAATGAGTTGAAACAATTGAATACAAAAGTATTTAAGATTGTTGAACTTTAATTTTTTTTTTTAGATATTTATAATAAAATGAGAAAAGCAGACAATTTTGATCCTAGTAAATGGTTAATAGAAAATAAAATCACTACTCAATCTCGTTTAAATGAGGTAAATCAACCATATAAAATAATCTCTAAAGAAACTCGAAAAAATGAATTTGGAGATGGAGATAAAGTAAATGATATTTATTCACTTGAATTAAAAGATGAAACATATACTACTCCTGATGAATTAACTTTCCAACTTAAAACTATTGGTAATGCATTAATTCCTACAGGTGAGGAGTTAGATTTTGATAAACCATACCATAACTTTTATTATATTCAAACTTTAGTATATGATGAAAATGGAAACCAATTAGAAAAGATTCCTGGAGAAAGTTTTGGAGACATTTATATACCTAACCGTTCAATATCTAAAGCTAAAAGATGGTTAAATAAAAAAGGAGCTCAGCTTATGTCTGGTAAAGGATTCCAACATAAATCAACTTAATAAAATAAAGAGCCCTATAAAAGAGGACTCACCTTAACTTGGTTATATTACACCTCGTTCTTATATTTCCGATATTAAACAAATAAAATAAAATCATGGATATCTCAGCTATTAAACAACGACTAAACGCATTACAGTCGACGAACAACACAGGCAAGAAAGAAAAAATTGATTACTCAAAAGTTTACTGGAAACCAAAAGAAGAAGGAAAGTACCAAATTCGTATTGTTCCTTCAAAACTGGACCCTAAAAACCCATTTCAAGAGGTTTTTGTACATTATGGGTTTTCAAAATTTCCTATTTATGCCTTAACTAACTGGGGTGAAAAAGACCCGATTGTTGAGTTTGCTGCTCAACTAAGAAAAACTAATGACAAAGAAAATTGGTCATTAGCTAAAAAATTGGACCCAAAAATGAGGGTTTTTGCTCCTGTAATTGTTAGGGGTGAAGAAGAAAAAGGTGTACGCCTTTGGGAATTTGGTAAAGAAATTTACATGCAGCTTTTAGGTATTGCTGAGGATGAAGATTATGGTGATTACACTGACATTAATGAAGGCAGAGACTTAACAGTTGATGTAGTTAAAGGTGACATTGGTGGTCGTCAAGGTCTTAAATCTTCAATTCGTGTTAAACCTAAAACAAGTGCTCTAAGTTCTGATGCTTCATTGATCCAGAAGTTTCTTAAAGAACAGCCATCATTGTTAGAAATTCAAAGAAAAATGGAGTTTGATGCTTTAAAAGAAGTATTACAAACTTGGTTGTCACCTGAAGATACTAGTGATGAGATTGTAGATGAGGATGAAGATGAAACACCAGTAGAACCAACACCAGTTAAAGCTTATGCTTTAAAAACTCCATTGGCTCCTAAAGCTTCAAAAGCAGACAAATTTGATTCATTATTTGATGAAGATGAAGATGCTGACAATGGTAATGATTTACCATTCTAATTAAAAAAAATAAAAGTTATTTTATGCCAAGACCTAAAAAAAGCGAATCGCTAACGGAAGCAATCTCTACTGAGATTAAATCAAATTTCAGCCTTGATAAATTCAAGGAGAAAAAATTGTTGAATGGAACTGTTAAGTTTAAAGAACAAAAATGGATTCCATTCTCAAAAGCACTACAAGATTCAATTTCTGTAGCCGGCGCTCCAGTAGGTCACATTACATTATTAAGAGGACACAGTAATACAGGTAAGACTACAGCATTACTTGAGTTAGCAATCAGCGCTCAAAAAATGGGTATCTTACCTGTTTTTATTATTACTGAAATGAAATGGTCATGGGAACACGCTCGTACAATGGGTTTCCAACTTAATGATGTAGTTGATCCTGAAACTGGTGAAGTAGTTGACCACGATGGGTTCTTTATTTATAAAGATAGATCGTCGTTAGGTACAATTGAAGATGTAGCAGAATTTATTGCTGATTTGTTGGACGAACAGAAAAAAGGTAATTTACCTTATGACTTGTGTTTCTTCTGGGATTCAATTGGTTCAATACCTTGTAAAATGAGTGTTGAAGCAAATAAGAACAATCCAATGTGGAATGCAGGAGCTATGTCTCAACAATTTGGTAATTTTATTAACCAACGTTTCCCTCTATCTAGAAAAGAAAACGCACCATATACTAATTCAATGGTCGCTATTAATAAAATCTGGGTTGCTCCAGCTGAAAATATTATGGCACAACCTAAAATGAAGATGAAAAATGGTGAGACTATGTTTTTGGATGCTTCTATTGTATTGACTTTTGGTAATATTACTAATAGCGGTACAAGTAAAATTAAAGCAACTAAAGACGGTAAGGAAGTAGAATTTGCTGTAAGAACTAAAGTATCATGTGATAAAAACCACGTTACAGGATTACAAACAAAGAGTGTTGTAATTGCTACTATTCATGGATTTATTCAAGATGATAAAAAAGAAATTGACACTTACAAGAAAGCACATTCTATGGAATGGAAAGACATTTTAGGAGATGGAAAATTTGAAGTTATTGAAGATTCATCAGACTGGAATGAATCAACCAGAGATATTCCTCTAGACTTAATGGATGGGGAATAAGTTTGGCTTATCTAAAAAAATATGTTATATTAAAGTAACATGAAAAAGAGCGACTTAATAAACCTTCTAGGCAAAGTAACCAAAGAAGAAGAAGTGTTAACTAACCCTCACGAGCGAGTATTGCTTATTGATGGTTTGAATTTATTTTTTAGGAATTTTGCAATGATGAAAACGGTTAACCAAGATGGTGCTCATATTGGTGGCCTAGGAGGTTTTTTAAGATCATTAAATTATTTAACTAATCAATTACAACCAACATCAGTTTATGTTGTATTTGATGGTGCTGGTTCTTCTATTAATAGAAAAAATTTATTATCTGAATATAAATCAGGTCGTAATTTAGTTCGAATTACTAATTGGGATGTTTTTGATTCATTAGAAGAAGAACATGATTCTAAAATTAATCAAACTATTAGATTAATTCATTATTTAAAATGTTTACCTGTTAAAACAGTTAGTATGAATAAGGTGGAAGCGGATGATATTATTGCTTATTTAAGTGATATATTGTCTACTAAACATGATTCTAAGGTATTCATTGTATCTAATGACCAAGATTTTATTCAATTAGTAAACGATAAAGTAACAGTATATAGACCAGCTGAAAAAGAATTTTACACTAAAGATATGGTTAAAACTAATTATGGTGTATTATCTGAAAATTTTATTCTATATAAAACATTATTAGGAGACCAATCAGATAAAGTAGGGGGTATTAAAGGTTTAGGTAAAAAAGGTATTATTAAAAGATTTCCTGAATTACTTGAACGCCCTCTGTCTTTTGATGATATAATGAATATTGCTGAATCAAAATTAAAAGAGCATGTGATTTATGCTCGAGTGCTTCAAGATGAGGAACGATTAAAAAATAATTATAAAATTATGGATTTAGGAAAACCACTTGTTGATGAAGTTGAAAAACAATTCTTAGAAGAGTTTTCACAAGAATTACCCCCAGCTTTGAATACCAAAGCATTTATGTTACTTTATAATGAAGATGGATTAGGTAAATTAATGAAAGATCCAGAATTAACACTTAACAATACATTTAAAGTAGTAAATAGTTTTAGAAAATAAGTTATATGACATTAAATAATTTAAACGCCTATGGAACAGGATTCCAGGTCAAAGTACTATCCTCATTATTAACACATAAGGAATTCTTATTGAATATCCAGGATGTGTTAAGTGAAGAATACTTTGATAACCAGGCCCACAAATGGATTATTAAAGAAATCCTAAAATATTTTAGTAAATATCATGCTTGCCCGTCAATGGATGTTCTTAAAGTAGAACTGAAAAAAATTGATAATGAAGTTCTACAAGTATCTATTAAAGAACAACTTAGAGAAGCATATAAAGCATCTGATGAAGATCTAAAGTATGTTGAAGAAGAATTTTCTGGTTTTTGTAAAAATCAACAGCTTAAAAAAGCATTATTGACAAGTGTAGATTTTTTGAATGCTGGTGATTATGATTCTATCAGATTTATGATTGACAGTGCCTTAAAAGCAGGTGGGGATAAGAATATGGGTCATGAATATAATAAAGATGTTGAATCAAGATATAGAGAAGATCATAGAGCTACTGTACCTACACCTTGGGATTCATTTAATACATTATTACAAGGTGGATTAGGAAATGGTGACTTTGGATTAATATTTGGTAATCCAGGTGGTGGTAAATCTTGGTCATTAGTTGCCTTAGGTGGTCATGCTGTTAAATTAGGATACAATGTTATTCATTATACTTTAGAATTAGGTGCTGATTATGTAGGACGAAGATATGATGCTTATTTTACAGGAGTAGGAGTTCAAAACATTATTAACTTTAAATCTAAAGTAGAAGAAGCAGTATCTGAACTACCTGGTCAATTAATTATTAAAGAATATCCGACAGGAAAAGCATCAATTAACACTATTGAGTCACATATTAAAAAATGTATGGATTTAGATTTTAAACCAGATTTAGTTATTATTGACTATGTGGATCTTCTTCGCTCAAAGAAAAATAATCGTGAGCGTAAGGATGAAATTGATGATATTTATATTAGCACTAAGGGACTTGCTAGAGAATTAAACTTACCTATTTGGAGTGTATCTCAAGTAAATAGAGCTGGTGCAAAAGATGACATTATTGAAGGTGATAAAGCAGCCGGTTCCTATGATAAAATGATGGTTACCGATGTCGCTATATCCTTATCAAGAAAACGTCAAGATAAAGTAAATGGAACAGGAAGATTTCACATTATGAAAAATCGATATGGAATGGATGGTATGACATTCAGTGTTAAAGCTGATACATCTACTGGTCATTTTGAAGTTTCAGAACACTTTGAAGACGATGAAGATTCTACACCAGCTAAAAATAATAATTATGGTAATATCGACTCTGTAGATAAAGCCCTTATTAAGCAAAAATTCTTTGAACTACAACAATATTAAAACTTACTAACAAAAAAATGCTAACCACAGAATCACAAATTTTGTCTGAAATTACTACCCATCTCAAATACGCGAAATTCGTACCTGAAAAAAACAGGAGAGAAACATGGGACGAGCTAGTAACTCGAAACAAGGAAATGCACT